AAGAGTGGGACGAGTGGGACGGGTTATGAGGCTCTGAGGATAAGGGACAGTGGGGATGGTGCTACTTCAATTGTCGCGGTGGCTCATAAATTAGGTGTAGGTATTACGAACCCCGGTCATCAATTGGAAGTCGCAGGTGGTGGGGCAAACGGTGAGATAGTTGTCAATAGAAATAGCGGTGCTGAGATTCTGCTACAAGCACAATCGGCAACAGGAGTGATTGGTACTAACACTAATCACGACTTGGCTATCAAGACGAATGGCTCTACTAGAATGCACATAGAGAATGGTGGTGATGTAGGAATAGGCACTACCAGTCCAGACAAGCATCTACACATCAAAGGTTCTGGGGCTCAACAAATCAAAGTTGAATCAACTGATAACAACGCAGGTATCGAATTGATGTCAGACTCAACAAATAGTTGGTTGATGTATTCACCCAATGGAAGCGATGACTTGCGTTTCTATACGGAAACAACGAGCGTGGATGTATTAACACTAGATGCAACGAACAAGCGAGTCGGTATAGGAGATACAAGCCCCAATGGTGTGCTTCACGTCTACAGGAACGAATCAGCCACAACTGTGCCATTGCTGAAACTACATGAGGATAGCGTATATGCGGATAACCCCACTCTCCAAGTCACAACAGATAGGACAGACGGGGCCATAGCCTCAATCAGCGTGTCAGGTGGAGCGGTCACAGTAAGTGGGCCTAATGGGTGGAACACATGGGAGAAGGAAACATTCTATAAGAAAAGTTACGGAACTGCTTCAGGTAGTGGTTCGGGGCTGGCGAATCTATCACACGATGGTGAGGGAACCATCAATTCCTTCACCCTGCCATACGATGCCAAACTTAGAGCAGTCGCAATCACATATGCATTCAGTTCTTCATCAAGCAGTGCGGTAGACCAGACTTGGAGGTTGTTCCATAGTGGTGACCCTGCTAACACGGTTTCAAACTTCACCTTCGATGTGGCGAACGACATGACGAACACGAATGGGAACTTCTATCTGTACGTCTCATCTGGTTTGGACATACAGATGAATAAGAACAGGACATACTCAGTAAGGAGAGAATCAGGAACCCTAGATATACAAACTTCGGTAAGATTCGATTTATGGTACACAAGACACGGCGGAAACTTCTGAGGTAATGACATGGAACATCAAGCAACTAGAGAAGTAGATGAGGAGGGTAACATCACGTGGGTCAACCCCCCTTCTGTCTCAGGGCCATTCTACGATGAGTCAATAACAGATGCAGATAGATTGGAACAAGCATGGTATGATTTTAGGATAGAGAGGGACTATCTGTTGAGAAAAATGGATGTCTACCAAGGGGTGTTGCTATACAACACTCTGACAGAAGCACAGCAGACTGAGTTGGCTACATACAGACAGGCGCTTCTCGACCTGCCCAATGATTATGATACCCCCGAAGAGGCGATGGCGAACATCCCAGAGAAACCAGACTGGATGACTTAGAGTAACCTATGGTCTGAACCCTGACCATGGTCTCAGTTGGTAAGTGAGGAACGACAGAGTCAGTACGAGAAACACGCTTGCGATTGTAAAAGCGGGTGGAACATCAAACGTCAAATCATCTAAGAATCGAAGGTCTATCTCTATCATATCAAATCACACCTCCACCAGTTGAATCTCCTACTTGTTCTTATTTTGTTCAAAGGTATTTGTTGTGCCATCAGTACCCCATCTCGAATTTGCTAGGCTTTTTCAACTCACGAATCTGCTGAGTGGCGAATCGAATTTTCTGTGTGCTATGGAGATGCCAAAAGGTGTCTTTCGGGACTTTGAACTCCTGCTCTACTATACGGCATAGTTCGTATCTCGATGATGTCTGTAGGTCTTCGTCTATCTTGAGACCGAGTACCTCAGAGACCTCCTCATCCGTGTACTTGACTCTCTTGTCTAACCACACATACGCATAACCCATCACGGTCATGAGTTTGCGAGCCGCCCACCGGAATAGTACCATGGTGTAGAAAGTACACCACTCTATTTGTACGTTGCGATTACTTATCTCTTTTCTTGAACACAGAGTCTATCCAGATATGCTTGCATTCCTTGCATTCCCATAGAGACACTCTCTTTCCATCATCGTGGTACTTACCACTCATGCGCCTAGGAATGTGCTTGTGATTGCAGTTGCGACAGCGTACCTTGAGCCTGTCCATCAAGCGGCCCATTTCACCGCGTCCACTTCTCGTAGGCACGTGTTGCCATTTTCTGCTTACTTCGACTCTTCCAATCGTTCTTCTGGTTGCTTGTACGCATTAAAGCGTCTTCCACAAGACCATCAATGCACTTCGGGCACACCATACCACTGCTGGTGCTCTGTAACGTGATGACTCCCTTGGAGTCGCTACCACCCTCTCGTTCGCAGACTACGCACTTCATTACTCGCCCCTCTTAGCAATCATATCGTCAATCTTGAGTATGGCTGTGGTAACTTCCGTAGCGCTCAGCACGGCTTGTCTGACTAGGGACGTCGGTTCTAACACACCTAGGTTCCACATGGAGATGACACCCCCGTCCTCTATGTTGGGACCATATTCGGTCTCATGGCTCTGCAACTTGTGCCTGAGATTGAGTATGCAGTCCAGTGGGTCATGGCCGCCGTTCTCAGCAATTGTCGCTGGGATTATCTCCAGTGCATCTGCAAACGCCTCTATCGCCATCTGGGCGCGTCCCTCCACGCTCGCTGCTTGCGTACGTAGATGTGCAGCCATGGCCGCGTATGCGCTCCCCCCTCCTGCAACGACCCCATCACCATTCATGACGAGGCTGACCACACCTAGTGCGTCATCGAAGCCACGCTCGATTTCATCTAGCGTCGTGGTCGTTGCGCCACGTAGGACGAGAGTGGATTGGTCCGAGTCTATCTCCCCTTGTACGAAGAGGTAATCCACATCGTAGTGCCTCTCGCTGTAGACCATGCCCTTCGCTGAGCACTCGACGTCCGCCGGGGTCTGAGATACTGATACGCCCAGTGTGGATGACAATGCGCGCATGGTGCTCTCTGGTAGCCTTCTGACCACGCTTATTTCGTGCTTTTCTAGGTAAGTGCACACATGGTCCGCTGCTCCGTCTCTGACGAACACCATACCTCCCTCAGGCAGATACTCGACTAGCATCTTAGCCTGTGATAGCAAGTCCTCCTCGCCCTGCGATTTGAACTGGCTGTAACCCTGCATATCGAGTTGCACTGTCACGTTCTCATCAGTCTTCTGTGGTTCGAGACCAGTGTTAATCAGAACGATGTGTTGACTCTTTTCTAACTCCGTCTCTAGGACGGGCATTTTATTGACAATGGCTCCATTGAATAGGTAGGAGTCTCTCAACGACCCACCCGGCAGCGGTAGCACACGCACCTTCTCTGCACTACCTGCCTTCTGCACTGCTTGTACGCATAGTTCCGCGACGTCATCCAAAGCGGCATCCACTGTCTTGCCTGTGATGGCAGTGCGAGCGATGTCCTTCAAGTCGAAAGCGTACTTACCTTCCTTAGCATGAAAGGTCTCTCCCTCTCCTACGGAGAGGTGACTGTCAAGATACGAGACTGCCATTGCCGCTGCTTGGTTGTAGCCATTGCACACGATGTTAGGATGCAGGCCCTTGTTGAGCAGGCCCTCGCTATTGCCCAGCATTTCCCCAGTCAGTACGACAGTTGATGTGGTGCCGTCATAGCACAGGCTCTCTTGCGTCTTTGCGCCTTCGATAATCATCTTCCCTCCGGGGTGGGAGACATCCAGTTCTCCCATGATTGTAGCCCCGTCGTTGGTTACAACTGCGTTACCAGCAGCGTCTACCATCATCTTGTCCCTTCCTAGCGGACCGAGTGTGGATTTCACCGTGCCCACTATCATCTTCGCCGCGTTTATGTTCTTCCTCAATGTCCCTTCGTTCTCCGTTTCAGTCATCTTACTCTTCCTCCTTCTTTATCTGTTCGATGGAATTTTCTAGCGATGTCGCGACCTTGTCTAGGTAAGGCCAATCCACTTCACTGGCTAGTCCAGCAGCGACTTTCTGTATGTCTACCAGTGAACTACCCTTGATTATCATCTTGAAGAGTATGTCCAATGCCCTCTTCAACTTGTAGTTCTCTTCTTCCGTCATATCCCTGTATATGGGCAATTCTCCTCTTGGGTTGTATTCTACCATTCTACTTCTACCTCCACTATGTCACCAGTCTCAAATGACCTCGACTTCAAAATACCATGTTCCTTTCCGTGCTGATACACATCATACGTCAGTTTTGCATCCTTGACGCAGTAGTCACACACCTCGTCGTACTTACCTGCGCTCCAGTTGAGAGGGGCATCAACGCTCTTCATTGTCTTGCTCTCACCTAGGGTGTGTGTCACTAGAGATTGTAGTGATGACTCCAGTTTCCCGTAGGAGAGAGACGCTTTCTGAAACAGTAGTTTGGTATCTATGACGTTGTCAGATTTCTGCATCACATCACCTATGGCCCAGCAGTCGAGAGACTCCTTCAACACTGGGAAGTCGAATGCTATGATGTTGTGTCCGAGTATCTTACCACCCTTCTCAACGTGGTTCGTGATATGGTCACCCAACACCCGTGGGTGTAGGTCATGGGTCTCAACACCATCCAGCAACACGTCCTCCTTGGTGAATATGTGCGCGTCGCTGCCATCCCATGTTGCTACCACTGAGGGATTGAAGAGGGCCTTGTTGTCCCAACCACCAATCTCCCATGAGTAGTTGCTCGTCTCAATGTCTAGTGCCATTATGTCAGTCATTCTTTATCTCCTCCTTGAGTCTCAGATATACGACTTTCCCATCTTTGGCCGTATCGAACATGCTTGTTGCCCACTTAGAGAAGTGATTGAAGGCAGTCCCACGTGTGACACCATTCTGAGTCATGTATGTGGACATGACTGTGCCCTTCTTTCGCCATCCTTCTCCCCTGTTACCTAGTTCGACTGCTTCGACCGCTTGGAAGGCTACTATCCACTTGTTCCTCTGTGTCGCTCGCTCGGCAACCTTTGGTCCAATCTCGACCTCACCCTCGAGCCACTGAATTAGGTTCTTGAACAGGTCATACAGAATCTCCTTGGACATGTCAACGTGCTCCCCAGTGACTTCCCAAGTCTCATCTAGCATAGCCATGTGTGTAGCGAATATCACAGTGTAGTTCTCCATAGCAGGTATGAATGAGGCCACCACCTCACTGATGCCCGGACCCAACCCTGTCAGTAACTCATAGTAATCCTCTATCGCATCGTACATCGCGGGGTAGAATGTCTGCTCATCCGCATGGAACAATTCTGTCATGGAATCCTGTAGTAGTTCTTCCTGCTCCGCTCTGGTCATTGAGTCCCACTCCACGAAAGGAGTCTCTGTCACATCTAGGACCTTGTCCCTGAGTTTCTTCTCCAAGCCCATGAAGTACTCAGTGATGTCCTCGTAACTCACCTGCAACTTCGGCTGCTTCTTGTAAGCCATCCCTGCTCTCAATTGACTGACGTTCATCCTCCTGTCCATGGTCCAGTTAGACCAGTAGAGAAGCACCCTCTGGAAGATACCCTTGGTCAACACATACTCCTTGACGCCCGCAGGTGGGTAGGTAGTAATCCACAGTGACACCAGCGATTCAGTCTCTATCCGACCCGTTTTGGTATGCTTTACGAGTACGTTGTTATTGCTACCTACGGGATTGCAGGCAGATTGCAGATACAGCACTGTCTCTTGACTGTGCTTGTTGGGATTGAGTATGATGGACCCCTCGTCGAAGTTCAGAGCCTTCCTACCATTCAAGAATCCTTCTTTCTCTATGCTCTCCTTGTTGCCTTCGCTATCGACGGTCTCCTCGAACCCACCAATCAACCCAGCGTCGGTACCTGTGGTGTACAGGTCTGTGGGCACGTGTATGTCTCTGAGAACGTCACCAACGAATTCCCAAGCGATAGACTTCCCAGTCCTGCTCGATTGAATCCAGAAGGTATGCACTCTAGGGTCTAGGTGGCTTTCACCCCAAGGTATACGGATGTAAGGCACTGCTAACTGACCCTGTATGAAGAAGAAAGATAGCATGCCCGGTACGTCATTGTCAATCGAGGTGTGTCCGAATCTCTCGATATACCCCTTGAAGACGGGGAACTTTTCTATCGCAGTGTACGAATTTACAGGTCGCATAATTTGACCCCTGCTAGGGTCAGCATATATACTTTGTTTAGACTGTACATTAGACAGTTAGGATTCTTTGATGTCGGTTTATATATTCGGACCCTATTATGTTATGAGCCTACTTACGTTTTAGGCGCCTTTCTATGTGTATTGCTTCTTCACTGGTCAAGACTTTAATTACCCTGTCAGCGAGCGTACTACCCATGCCCTTCACTTGCATCAGAGACTCCTTGTAGAGCATCTCCTCTATCGAGCCACAAGTGTCGAGCATCTTCGTAGCCATCTGGTTCCCTATGCCGGGTATGGTCAACAGAACATCCTTGCGAACGTCATTAGTGCTCACTCTCCTTATCGCCTTGGCGCCGTGCAGAGATGCTGGCTTGTGCAGTTTGTCATGTAGTTTGACGACGAACATCGCGGCCTCGCTTACTTCTTTCGTGTAGAACACCTGAGCATCGAAGTCCGTCATGATACGGGTGATTAGACCAATCAACACGCTTTGAACGTACGAGTGCGAGACTTTCTTCTTGGGGTCTCTCACATTCCTGTTAGCCATGGTGACGTACTCTGGTATCTTACCATGTATCAATAGGAAGAAACGCTCGTAGTTGGCATCCATGTTGTCCATCTGCTTTGCTAGGTGTCCCGACTTCATGGATTGGAAGAGGTCCGAGAGAGACTTGGCCTCTATGCAAGCACCACCGAGGAGATAGTCACCGACAACTAGAGTCTTCCTCTCAACACTCATCCCTTCCTTCGCTGCCCTTCTCATTATGGATTCACAGAGTCTCCCTCGCTCATTAGTGTCAATCAATAAGTCAGCCATTCTCTCTCATCCTCCTATGCATTCCACAGTATTCAGACCCATCTGCCTTTCTCAATTTGCACCGTTTCTTGCTGGTGGCTATGGCAATACACTGGTCTTCTTCTTTGGGGTTACCCCAACAAACCTGACACAGCCCACGGCTCTTGTAACCGTTCTTCTTCCTGTTATGATTTCTAGCACGCAGTTTTGTACCACACTGCTTGCATCGCATCATGCTAAATCCTCTCCTGTGCCATCATAGAACTCACACTTACCCGTACAAAGACCCTCAACCATGAGCGTCTTACAGTTCGCATGATTGTAGCCCTTGTAAACTATGCTCTCAACCTGAGTTCGAGTGATGTCCTCGTTCCAATCGACCCAACCCTGCTCTGAGCATATCTGCACTATTTCCTCTACGTGCTTGTCCTTCTCCTCCATGCTCACTGACTCTGCCGGGAAGAACCATCTCATCCTGTCTGCTAGGTATGATGCTAGGTGATACCTCGCTCTGTGTATGGGATTGCCCTCTCCTAAGGCCGCTTGTGCTAGGCACGGGAGAATCTTCATGTTGTGTAGGGTGATTGTGGGCAACTCGCCAATCTTCTTCCTCTTGGCCTTGAACGGGTTCCTCTTCTTCGGAAGTGTGAGTTTCAGGGGAGTCTCTCCCAGTTCTATGTACCCGCCTCTGGGCTCCTGTGCTAGTTCAAACACATCGTCTGCTGATAGGGTCATGACCTCCTCGCTGGTCAGTGGCGTCACCCAGCACCCCCGCTTGGAGTTGTAGGAATTGGGTATGCGTATCATGCCTGCTAGGTCGAAGGCCACAGTAGGGTCATTGGAAGGAAGGTCGAGTAGGGTATGCCATTTTGAGAGCAATGTCTTTCCCGCGCTCTTTATCTGAGTGACTTCTAATCCATCTGATGGTAGGAAGGTGTCAACGAGCCTGACCCAGATGTGGAACCCACCTCCGGTGAAGTAGATGTAGTGAAGGAAGTTATTCTCCATCAGATGTTTGTGCAGCCTCTTGACCTGTTCGTGCATGAACTCGAACTCGACGTCTGCACCTCTGCTGCGGAAGTCCTTGCAGTCGAAGTCCATTACGAAGTGACTGACTATGGCGGAGTTGTACTCGGCTCTGTGATGCTTGGGCGGCTGGGTCTTCCTGTATCCGTATGCGGTGAAGTAGGCATTGCCCGCTCCGTTCTTGCCCTTCCAGTACTTCTCCAGTTCCTCCCAGTTCCTGACGATTCGTCGTCCGCCGTGCCTGTTGTAAGCACTGATTTCTAGGACTTCTCTAGGGAAATCAAGTGGTACGAATGGCATGACATCACCACACCTTACTCTGCATACCACTCTTCATTGCTGTACTTCTTATGGAAATCATGTCTAATCCACCGAGCGAGGTCACTAGGATATTTATTCATGAGCACTCTAGGGTCAATCGTCAGATTCAACACAGGGAAATATCCTCCTGCATCTTCATCATCGGTATACGCATCAAGGGTCATTTGCAGACTCACTTTGAAGTTATACCACTGCCCTTTAGGTAACGTGCTCCATATCACGTGCTTCTCCAGATTCTTCATATCTCTATCCAGAATCTCCTCTGTTCTTTCCATCTTTTTCTTCATTTCATTCCTCATCATCATTCCCTCCATTCCAAGCAGGACAAAGTTCCATGAAAGAGCACCACGTGCAATTCCACTCCCTAGAGCCATCAGGCTTAGGGTAAGAAAACGGTTTAGGCTCAAACTCGTTGTTGATGTGTGCTTTGACCACACTCTTGATTTTGTTCATCACTGTCCTAGGTGCGTAACTGGTCTTCCTGCTACCTAGTTCCTCTATCTCCCACTCGGCCTTGACGCCGTTGTTCGCCCAACCTCTCGGGAACTCCCACGCCCAGTGGGTCACGGGTAGGAATTCGGCGTAGTTACCCTCCTCGAGCATGAGTCGGTAGAACTGCATCTCCTCCCTCATCTTCTTGGCGGTCTTGAGCGTCCACTTGCCTGTCTTCAACTCCATGAGTATGAAACCGCCATCACCATCGGAGAAGATTGTATCAATGAAACCGCGCATGTGAATTGGTATTATCTCACCATCAATCTCCACGTCCAGCATGGCATGGGCAGATACCTCGTTACCAACTGCCTTCCAGTTCTCTCCGTTGGTGATTAGCAGTCTGTTCCACTGCCACTCCAACCACTGGTCTATGACCTCCTCCTCACCGAGTTGGTACGGTGTGGGAGGCTTTGGGACGATGCTCTTCATCTTCTCTTTGGCTACCATTTTCTTATCACTCTCTATTAGTGACAATACTTCTGGTAGAACATCATCCACATTGTCCCAGAAATATTCTACGATGTTGTGTACGTTGGTACCTCTGACCATATCATCGTTTTCTTGCTCTGGTAACTTTAGTATGTTCTTGAATTTGTATTGTAGTGGGCACCAAGAGTAGTCACCAACGGTACTCTTGGTCACTCTCAGTTTGACAGCGTTACCGTCTTCGTCCACCATACCGGGCTGCCAGTTGTATGCACTCGACTTGTACGACTCAAGCAATTCAGCAGTGTGTGCTTCCGCACCCCTCTCCAAGAGGGAGACTTCATTCGGGTTGAACTTCATTCTGAACACCCCTCGCATCTCATCTTGGTGAACGGCTTCCGGCAATTGGGACATGTGGGAACGCCTTGTGGCATGTACGTATCAGTGAGACCCTGCCACCCACACGAACACTGAGACAACATCACAAACCCTCCTTGATTATGCAGTCGTAGCATCGTTCCTTCTTCGGGTCCCATGCAAGGTTCCTCTGCTTCTTGCATATGGAGCAGTATCTCCCTCTGTACTTGTTAGCCATGTCACTCCTCTTCCTCCAGTATGCATCTCTCAAGATACACGCAGGCATCCATCAGTTCCTCTTGTAGATGTATCAACCACTCTTTCTTGGACAAGTCGGTGCGCTCCATCGTAGTGCCATACTTGTTCAGTCCAGCCACGCATCTCCTTGCTATCTTTATTATCACATTGTCTTCTATCTTGCTCATTTCAATCACCAGTATTTCTTCGGCTTGGGTGCCCCTGAGGCTTCGTCCAAATCCCATCCTAGTACGGAGTACAACACCTTCAACTTAGCCTTGATGAACTTCTCCACTACAACGGGATAGTCTATCTCAAAGCCCTCTATCTCCTCAGAGTTCCTGAACCCAACCACATTGGTATTCGGTTTGTTCTCCGGGGTACCCACCACATACAACCAGCGTACACTGTCTCCGGTTCTATAGGGCATATCTGGGTTGATGTGCTCGTTGTAGTAGTACGCGCCCCTGACTGCCATCGGAGGGGTACCCTCGTACTTCTCCTTTCCTATGCGACCGTAGGGGGCTAACTCATCCACGCTCAGTTCGCCCTTGAGAGCGCTCACTGCTATGGGCCTGATAGTTTGGTTTACCTCCTCCTCGTCATGCCCGTTGCCCACCATGTCGAACACCTTGCCTTGTACGAGTTTCGTCAGTGGTGAGGCATTGGATGACTTGAGTGCAAACCCAGTCACCTTCATCGTGCCCTTCTTGTTCTCAGGCCAAGTGATGATGCCGAAGTTTCTATTCTTCACGTCAGCAGTGGTCCAGTAGTCGAAGTAAGCCTCGAACTCCAACTTCATCGTAGGTAAGTCGAACTTATTGCGTATCACCTTATTCAGTTGCGATATAAGGTCCTCGACTTCATCGAATGGAATCTGAATGTAACCCGAGTCAGTGTGACCAGCGAGTGCTCGATAACCCATGGCCTCACTCTCAGTCAGCAGGGTCTCTATGCACTTCCTGCCGTAGTAAGTGATAGTCGCACCGACATCCGGGTCTATCCATCCACCACCGACTCTCCTCTGTGAGACGTAACCGTACATGGCATTCGTTGCCACCTTGACTGCTAGTTGTAGCATGTCGTATTGGAAAGCCTCATCTTCCGTCTCTGCATCCTTCATCTTCTGCTTGTACTCTTTCCTGAGTTCCATCATGTCATTGACTATTGCAGGTAGGATGCCGACCTTGCTCTTATCCCAGTGTGTGCCATTGCCCACGCTCCTGATGTCGTTGGACACCCTGTTTCCTTCCACATACATCTCACCACCACGTCGCTTCGTGGTGACGCACAGGTTGGCATCGAGTATGATTCTAGGGTACATGGAGGCGAAGTCAATCAGAGCCACGCCTTCCCAGCGACCCGGTTTGGTCTCAGCGACAGTGGCGGCAGTGAGAGTGTCCCTCTGCCTGTTGAATAGTGTAGGGGCCTTGAGTGGTGTACGACGTGCGAACTGCCCCCGTAGGTAGTTAGTCACGTTGTGTGTGCTTTGGAATCTGACGCCATGTGCCTTCTGCATGGCTATGAAGAATGGGATGGCATTGAGTTTCTCAGAGCATCTCCTCAGTAGGGTGGTGTCCCTCACGCAGTAATCGACGAACTCATTGAAGTTGTCCGTCCACCATGTGAATACATCGGCATCCATCTTGGCCCCTTCCTCCCCGAACTCCTTGTCGAGTTGTAGTTCCTCTGCTATGGTAGCGAGTTTCCTATCCCTGAACTGCCCCTTGCCACCTTTCTGCCACAGTGTCTCGAGCCCCCCACCTGATTGCCATGGTAGTGCTGTGTCAAAGCACAGTCTACCTAGTATGGGCTGGGCATTGTCTCTGTATCCTTTTTTCTTCCGTGGCTTTATCACTTGGTTTATCGGGCTTAGTCTATTAGCGTCATCAAGCCGTTTCATCAATTGCGGTAGGTCAGCCCACAGCAGTGCATGTGCAATCAGTATGTCGGGGTCACACTCCTCGAGGTGCTTCAAGAACGCCTCGTGCATGTCCTTCTCATTGGTGAACATGTAGAGCATGTACCCGCCTTCCTTCTCTATGAAGTCCATCCACTCACTGTCCACCTCTAGGTTCCAAGCGAACACAACGGGGTTGTCGGCATGTGTATCGTCAATCGCTATCATGGTGGTAGCGCCCTCTTCCACGCAGCCATTCGGCTGCCACTCCATATCGAAGTACCATATCCTCGGTGTGAAGTCTGGTATGTCATTGACATTGGGGAACGTGTGGAACATGATTTGGTCCTCGTAGGGAGTGTCTGCCTCGTACGTGGTCATCTCATTCTTGATTTCATACAGGACCGTGGGATTGGTGCAATCAAGCCTCATCAGTTCAGTGCCATCTGAACCAGTCGCAGTCAGGTCAGGGTGATATGTGACACCCGGATAGCGAGAGATTACACGACCCAGTCTTCTGTTATTGATTTGCGCTGGCACCCAGCAGTGTGGTGGGATGTACCCCTCATCGAATGGGGCAATCGTCTCCGTCGTCAATCCCTTCTCCGTTCTCGTACGCAGGTAGATGCTGGGCCATCCCACATCGTCCCAGCCGTTGGGATGGTAGTAGTCGACAATCATTCTTCCTCACCTCCGTAGATGGTGGGATGTCCTAGGTAGACCCAAGTGGCGTTTGTGTCTGTCAAATGGAACTGGGGGTGCACCCTGAGGAGATTCGAGAGTTGCATTGGTGTGGAGGCCACGCTCTTGTGTATCTTCCCATTCACCCCTTTGTAGGAAGCCATGTAGTCTAGCATCTCAGAGAGGGTGAAAGGTACGCCGATGCCCTTCTCCTCACCGAATTGAATCATTGCCCTCCGCTTGTAGATGTGCTTGTGTATCCCTGCCATCCTACTCACTCCTCTTGGTCTATCACTATCAGCAGCCTATAAGCCCCTGTTCTCTGTTGCTCAATAATCAATGCAGTAGATGGGCCGAAGTGTATCTTGCTCTCCCTTGGTTCTAGGTAGCCCAAGCATGGAAGCAACCATGCTCCGTAGTGCGAGGTCACGCTGTATGCGGGACCTTGGGTATCTGTCAGATTCGTAGTGGCGAACAGGCGTACGTCGTGCTGCTTGCCAGCCTGAATCGAAATCTCACCGCTCTCCGCATTCGCCTTCACGCTGTAGTCGGCCCCTGTGTTGAGGAGTTTCTTCAACGAGGAGAGTTTGAGCATCTCGGACAAATCAGCAGTACCATGGATGGGGTAATTCCCTTGACCGAATGACTCCCACATATTCTCTATGGAGGCTGATACCAAGTTCTCGTAGGTCGGAACGAGTTTGATGCTCGTGCAGTCGGTGACTGGTAATTGCATCTTGAGTTCGTTGTTGGTGATATACAGGGTCTTACCGTTGCTTATCTGCTTGAAGGTCACATCACCACTGCACTTGCGCAGGAATATGCATACCTTGTCCAAGTCCGAGATGATGATGGTGCCGCCCTTCGTGACCGCGCCCTCATACGACTCCGTGACTGTGAAGAAATGTGTCTGGTAACCCACGCTGTAGGCCAACTGATGACCCATCTCGACTATTCTGAGACTCAAATCATTTATTGCGCTATCAAACTGGCCTAAGTGCTTGAGCCACTCCTTGCTGTCCAGTGTGATACTTGCCATGTTATCATCTCACAGTTTCTCCAGTTCGGGTAGCCCGAGCCAGTTCGGGGTCTTGCCCTGCTCGGTGACGAGGATGATGCTCCTCTGTCCCTGTAGCATGGCATTGGTCTTGCTCTTCTCGAATGTAGCAGTGTACTCCGAGCGTATGACACGCCCGTCCTCACCCTCCATGTCGTTCCTCTCGCACAGGACGATTTGGAACATGTAGTTGTTAGATGACTTCTCCCAAGCAGGCTTCCAAGAGGCAGCCGTATCATTCTCGTTCCTCCCCTGAGTGTAGTTCGTCATCTTCAAGTGGGTCTCCCAGAATACACGCACGCCTCTTTTGACGAGTGCACGACACAGTGCTGTCAGTTGGTGGAATCGTGTGGTCCTAATCTGCCAGTCCCACTGGTTCTGTATTCTAGTGCCCTGTCCCGCGCCTCTGTTGTCTGCCGCCTCGATACCATCCTTGGCTAGACCTAGGTCGGTGATTCTCATGTTGTTCTGACAGATGTTGTCCCACAGGTCTATGCCAGTGATGTGCACGCCCCATAGGGTCTCGTGCTCGTTCACTAGGAACTGCATGATGGACATCACCCTGTCATGTGTAGCAGGGTAGTCGTAAGCGGTCCTGTCACCCTTCTGCATGACCCAAGGGTCCCAGCATCTGATGTTGTCGTTATTGGGATAGAATGCTGACTTGGTCCCAGCACCACCACCATCGAAATCAATTACAGCGAGCATCTTGGTCATTCGCTTCCCTCCTCATTGCAGTACTTCTGAAACGCATCGAATACGATACCAGTCTTACCAGTGTTCTCATGACCCACCAGAGCCATGAAGATGTGGGTCTTGGGGCCATGTTTGTGGAGTTGCTCGAACTCACTGCGCAAGTCCGAGAAGGGGTCTGCCCCCTCTCGCTTGTGCGCCGGAGTATCAGCACGCTCGGCTGCTATCTCCTGAGCAATCTCCTCTTTCTTGCTCTCACCAAATCCTGCCATCAATTCTCACCTTCTGTCTCCGCTGCTGCTCTTCTCTGCTGCTCAACCATTGCCTCGTTGAGTTCCTGCACGTCCCTCTTCACCTGAGCCAATGCTCCATCTATGCTATTCGCAAACCCTTCTAGTATCCTCAGGAATGCCAGCCTCTGCGCATGCTCAGCCTGCAATTTCTGAGTTTGTTCTCTCAGCATATCGTATGCTTGCTGTTGCTTCTCAACCTCATAGTTTGCCGCCATCAGTTCTTCTTCCAATTGTTTCATCGTTTTCTTTGCCATATTCTCACCTCAGTCGAATTGTCCCGAGCCAGTGTCACCACCGCCCATCCTGCGTCTCGAGCGTCTGTTGTCTGCATAGACGCCCATGACCTTGATGTTCGGCAGTTGCTCACCGTCTCTAATGCTAATACCAATCCTACCGTAGACCAGAACCGTACTCTTCTCGGCGTAGCCCCACAGTTCGTCATCCACGTCCTCAAAGTGGAACGGGTTAGTCATGTCGTGACAGGCACTGCCTACCCAGCACATGACCTCGCTGCCGTTCCCACCTCCGTGTATGTTCTGTAGACCCATGCTGGTGAGCGACAGGGAGTACCCCCTGCCGTCCTCGTCATACTCGTTGTCCCTGCCCTCGGTGTTCATCCTGCTGACAGTGCCCTTGGTGACGACGAGCGGTCCAGCCGCACCGTCCCTACCATCACTGCCTTTGAAGGTCCTCTTCCTCGACTCGTAAGCCTCCACCAGTTCGTCCAGTGGTACGTATAGGTCATCGACGAATTCCTCATCCGTCCAGAACTTGAACGGTTGAAGCAGTCTCTTCACATCATCGCTGACGAAGTCATTCGTGTATGCCATCGTCCTGTCGAAGTCCGAGTTAGTACCGAGGATGTCCTTGTAGTTGTCATTGGTCGATGTCGATTCCCTCACCTGTATGGTGCAGGGCACTCCTAGACGCAGGGTCATGTTCCTGTTGTCATCAGTCAGGTCTATTCTCCAAGTCTCTACCATACCCTCGTTGACGAACCTACTCTTCTCGTTGCCGAGGAAGTAAGCGTATCTACCCATCTGCGTATGTGGATAGGGATTGCCCGCCTTGCTCAGGAGGCACAGCCAGTCATCACCCACTCGGAAACCGAGGGACGGAGGCTCCTCTACAGACTCCTCTGTCTCTATGACCTTGCTGGCTGTGTTGATGTGCCAAAAGGAGCCTTCCTTCATGTAGTGCCCGACTACACCGTCAGACACAGCCGAGTTGCTGTTCTCCTGCCACTTCTGCGAGGCATTCCTAACGAACCATGACCTCCTGTCGGATGTCCTCATGTCCACCCCTAGGAACTCACCTACGTAGGTGACTAGGTTGCTACCGCTACCACTCACGGTGGACCGCCTGTCCGCTGTGAAGAAGCCCTCGCTCCAATCCAGCAGAAGGTCCTCGTCCTCTACTCTCCAGTCATCACACGCGTACGTATCGGTGATGTGCTGGATGAAGGACTGCGTCACCTTCTCCACTGATTCACTTGTTCTTTCGGCCTGCATCTGGAAGCGCTTCATCACTTCCTCAGGCCAGTCTTCATTCTTCATTCCCTTCTTGAAAGGGTTCTTTTCATCGTCACTCATTGTGTCACTTCCTTTTTCATTTTGGCTACCATGTAATCACAGTAGGAATAGTCATCTCCGGGCCATGTATGCTTGTGCACCATCAAATCACCGTACACTGCCATAATGCTCCATATCGAATCTAAAGCCTCATCACTCTCAAAGTGTGAGTATATGTTGCGATAGAACCCGTTCAGAACATGGTGCAGAGGCTGCCCTGCATCCAATAGTCCATGAAGGTTCTGCCTGAGTCTGAGCCAATCGCCCTCTACAGCACGCTCCACGCTATCGTCATTGCTCATGGCCGCAAGCATCTCCACACGCTCCTCTATCTCCTGCACGTCTATCGAATCTAGGAACATGATGCATGAGCGCATGTCGCCGTTCATCAGTTCCACTAGGTCCTTGAGGGCCTCATGGGAACCAACGGTAGCGAACTCTTGCTCTATCAGCGATTGTAGCCTAGCCGCACCATCTGCGGGTGACACAGGCTTGAAGGTGTAGACAGAGCAACGTGAGCGTATCGCTGGACGTATCTTCTGCATGTCGTTGCATGTCAGTATCAACAGAGCATTGCTACTGTGCTTCTCTATCAGTTGCCTCATTGCATCCTGTGCTTGTGGAGTCAGCCCATCTGCCTCATCCAGCAGTA